CCCGCTGCTTTTACAGGCCGATTTTTCTCTCCACAATTTCTCAACGTTATCCACAGATTTCTGGGGATAACCTCGGAAGCTTAAAAAGGTTGTCCACAGGGCTTGTGGATTGTTTCGGAAGGTGGTCACGTTGAGTGAGATTCTTGATGCTGCGCAAAGCGGTGATCGGCGTGCGACCCTCGAGGCTTTGCGTGACCAGATCGCTTTGGTGATCGACGCACCTTCTACGACTGGTGCGGAGTTGGCTTCGCTTGCACGGCAGATGATTGTGGTGACTGAGATCCTTGAGGGGATCTCTGATGGGCAGGCGGTGAATCTTGTTAATGACCTCGCAGCAAAACGAGCTTCTCGGAAGCCAGGTGCCGACGCATCTGGTCGTGCCGCCGTCGGCGGTTAGTTCTGCTGGTGCGGAGGCGGTCGAGTTGGCTGCGCTTGCCGGTTTGTTTCTTGATCCGTGGCAGGAGTTGGTTTTGCAGTCGGCTTTGTCGGAGCGTGCTGATGGTCGGTGGGCTGCGCTCGAGGTTGGGTTGGTGGTTCCACGCCAGAATGGCAAGGGGTCGATCCTTGAGGCTCGTGAGCTCGCAGGTATGTTCTTGCTTGGTGAAGAGCTCATCCTTCACAGCGCTCATGAGTTTAAGACTTCGCAGGAGGCGTTCCGCAGGGTTCGTTACCTGATAGAAAATTGTGATGACCTTGACCGGATGGTGAAACGGGTTCGCACCTCGAATGGTGAAGAGGCCATTGAGTGTAAGAACGGTTCGAGGTTGCGGTTTGTTGCTAGGTCTTCTGGGTCTGGTCGTGGGTTCACTGGTGATTGCATCATTTTTGATGAGGCTTACAAGTTGTCGGCTGCGATGATGGCGGCGTTGTTGCCTACTTTGTCTGCGAGGCCTAATCCGCAACTCTGGTATACGACTTCTTCGCCGCCTGAGATTGATGAGTTTTCGGAGCAGATCCGGCGTACGAAGGTGCGTGCGATGTCTGAGAACCCTGGTCGTTTGTGTTGGGTTGAGTGGTCTTCTGAGTTGAACGCTGATCCTGCTGACCCTGCTGTGTGGGCTGCGGCGAATCCTGCGATGGGTCGGCGTATCGATCCGGAGTTTGTTGAGGCTGAGCGGCAGACGATGCCAGCGGAGGCGTTCGCTGTTGAGCGTCTTGGTGTGTGGAAGTCTCAGAGTTTGAGTGCGAAGATCCCGTTGCATGCTTGGGAAGCTGTGCAGGTTGACGAGTCTCCTGGCACTGATGGTGTTGTGTTCGGTATTGACTTGCCACCTGATCGATCATCTGTGTCGGTTGCTGCGTGTTCGCCAGCTGATGATGGGTTTGCTGTCGAGCTTGCGGATCGTCGGCCCGGTACTGATTGGCTGATCCCTCGGTGCATCGAGTTGGCTGATCGTTACCCTGGCAGCGTGTTTGTCATTGATGGTGTTGGGCCGTCGGCTGGGTTCATCACCGATCTGCAGAACCTCGGTTTGACGGTGCGGACCACTTCGGCTCGTGAGTATTCCGAGGCGTGCACAAGGTTGTTTGATGCTGTGATGGCGAAGAGTGTTACGCACACTGGGCAGTCTGAGCTTGTCGCTGCGGTGATGGGCGCTAACACTCGCAAGCTTGGCGACAGTTGGGCGTGGTCTCGGACCTCGAGCAGTGTTGATATTTCACCGCTGGTTGCTGTGACGTTAGCTTTATGGGGTTGCGCTACTGCTCGTGAGGCTCCTGAGCCTACGCTTCCGCAGGTGTTTGCTTACTAGGAAAGGGCGGTGCCAATGTTTAAAGATACTCTTGCTACCGTTCTGGAGATCGCTGGGATTATGGCTGTGTGTGCTGCAGTGTTTTTGGTGTCACCGATTCTTGCCCTTGGTGTTGCTGGCGTGTGTTTGTTCGTTGTGGGCTTTCTGATTGACGGTGCCTGATGGGTTTCTTTAAACGTGAGCAGCGTGCGATCACTCCTGATTCGATTATTGCTGCGGTTAATCAGATGCGTATGCGGACTGGTGCGCCAATCGTTGACTCTAATAGTGCGATGCGGTTGGCTGCAGTGTGGGCTTGCGTGCGCCTCCTTGCGGGTGTTGGTTCGACATTGCCGTTAGATCAGTATCGGGATGGCCCTGGTGGTCGTACACAGTTGCCGGCCAGTTCGCTGTTCCGTGCGCCAGCACCGAACGTAAACATCACCACTTGGCTGTACCAGCTGTGGTCATCACTGCTACTCGATGGCAACGCTTACGGGCTTGTTACTGAAACTGGTGTTAACGGGTTCCCTGTCACAGTTGAGATTCTTGATCCGGCCACTGTTCAGTGGCGGCACGTTGACGGCGAGTGGACCACACAGATCAACGAGAAGCGGATCAACCGTTGGCCTAACGGTCCGTTGTGGCACATGCCAATGTTTGTCATGCCAGGTATGCCGATGGGCCTGAGTCCAATATCGAGTGCCAAGCAGGCTATCGGTTCAGGTATCAGCGCTGAGCAGTTCGGTGCGCAGTTCTTCAACAGTGGCGGCAACCCTAACGCCATCATCTACTCGGACTCTGAGTTGACTCCTGAGCAGGCACAGGGCATCAAGGGTGCGTTCATCAATGCCACACAAGGCAACCGTGAACCGGCAATCATGGGTAGCGGGCTCAAGTATGAGCGTGTGCAGATCAGTCCTGACGAGTCACAGTTTTTGGATTCGCAGCGGTTTACGGTTGAGCAGATCGCACGCATCTACGGCATACCGCCTGAGCTTGTTGGTGCAGCTGCATCTGGTAGCTCGGTTACGTATGCGAACCGTGAGCAGCGTGCAGCAGACTGGTTGTCCTTTGGTCTGATGCCGTACCTGATCCCGATTGAGGATGCGCTTTCAACGCTGGTGCCTCGTGCGCAGCGTGTGAAGTTTAATGTTGATGGGCTGTTGCGTTCGGATCTGAGTACACGTTACGCAGCGCATGCTGTTGGTATCGGTTCTGGTTTCCTCACAGTTGACGAGGCCAGAGCGTATGAGGATCTTCCACCGTTGACTGCAGAGGATCAGCCTTTGCCTGTTGATCAGGTGATTGCCTGATGCCTTGGCATGTGGTGGAAAAAGATGCGGGCTGTTCTGTTTCTGAACCGTGGGGTGTTCGCAAAGATGATGACAATTCATTAGCAGGCTGCCATGGCAGCAGAGCAGAAGCAGTTGATCAGATCGCAGCACTGTATGCATCTGAAGCTGACAGGAGCACACGAATGATTGATCTGGAAATGTATCCGTTGAGTCCACGCCAGAAGGCGCAGTACGAGGCCACTGAAAGCCTTGTTGAGGTGTTCGGCCAGTACGATCAGACTGCTGGCGCTGATGGCTGCGGCTATCAGGCAGAGTCTGAGCGTGCGGATGATGGCATTGCTTGTGGTAACTGCGTGTTCTTCATGGACGGCATGTGCGAGGTTGTGAGCGGCGAGATCGCTGCGGCTGGGTTGTGCAAGCTGTGGGTGATCCCTGCAGGTTTGCTTGAGGGTGAACCTGAACCAGAGGTTGAGCCTGAACCTGTTGTTGAGGTTGAGCCTGTACCTGTTGTTGAGATTGATGGTTACAAACGTGGCGTTAATGGCATCGATGTGCCGCAGCGTGAGGTGCGTAAGCTTGAAAAGCTTGAGGTGCGTGCAACGCCTGATGGTGGTGCGATCCTCGAGGGTTACGCCACCGTTTACGATTACGCTTACTCGATTGGTGATGTTGACCGTGGCGGGTTCATGGAAACAATCGTGAAGGGTTCCGCAGCGAAAAGCGCTGCAGAGGCCGATGTACGTTTGTTGATTAACCATGAGGGCATACCGCTGGCACGCACACGCTCCGGCACGATGACCTTGGAGTCTGATGACATCGGCCTGCGTGTTACCGCACAGCTTGACCCGCAGAACCCGCTGTCTGCATCGTTGCGTTCTGCGATGGAACGTGGAGACATGGACCAAATGAGTTTTGCGTTTCGTGTTCTGCGTGACGAGTGGAACAGTGATTATTCGGAGCGGAAGATTTACGAGCTCAAGCTGTTTGATGTGTCGATGGTGACGTACCCTGCGAACCCTGCCACGGTGGCCAAGGTCCGCAGCGATGACACACAAGATTCTGAGCAGGCCGCAGGCCGCTCGGTAGAGATGGCTAAACGCCAACTCGAAGCAATACCAGCCCGCCGATAACAAGCCGGAACACATGCCGCCACCTGGCACATGCGTTCCACTTGAAGTCACTAGCTGTTACCCAATCCCTTTACCAGAAAGGTTCCACAGATGTTGGACCAGATTCGTACCCTGATCGCAGCAGCGCTCGATGAGCGTGATGCGTCACAAGCTGCAGTTGAGGCAATCCTCGCTGTCGCAGAAACCGAAGGCCGTTCAGATATGACGGCTGAAGAAACAGAGAAGTTCGACGTTGCTCGTGCTGAGCTTCGTGAGATTGATGACAAGATCACCGCATTGCAGGCTCGTGAGTCTGACCTTGTGGATCTTGCTACCCGTTCCGATAAGGCCGCTGAGGTCAGAAAAGAAGTACTCCCAATGAATATCCGTGTTGTTTCAGAAGAGAAGACCTACCGTGCAGACGGTGAGCATGACTTTTTGAGCGATGCTATTGCTGCGAAGTTCGGCAATGACAACGCTGCATCTGACCGTCTTGCTCGTGCCCGTGATGAAGCACTCTCCGAGTACCGTTCCACGACCGGCAACTTCGGTGGCCTTGTTGTACCGCAGTACCTGACCGAGCAGTTCGCTGCAACTCTTGCATCCGGCCGGCCATTCCTCGAGGCTGTTACCAAGGTTGCACTGCCAGCGCAGGGCATGAACATGGTGATCCCTCGTGGAGCTACCTCTACAGGTGTTGCCGCACAGGAAACACAGGGTGTGGCAGTCACCAACCAGACGTTCACCGAGTCCGACCTCACTGTTCCGGTTCGTACGTTCGCTGGGCAGCAGGTTGTGTCCCGTCAGTCCATTGACCGTGGTACCGGCATCGGCCAGATCCTCCTGGCTGATCTGTATCAGCAGTACGCAACAAAGGTCAACGTCTCCGCTATCAGTGGTGACGGAACCGCTGGAGGCCACTTCGGAATTTTGTCAACGACGAGTGTGCAGACCGCAAGCTGGGCCGCCACAACCGGCTCGTCTCTCGTGGCCAGCATCCACAACGCACTTGGCAAGATCAACACCTCACGCTTCGCAGCAGGTGACTTGATCGTCATGCATCCTCGTCGTTGGGCGTGGCTGTGTGCGCAGTCCGATTCTTCACTGCGTCCACTTGTTGCCATCGAGGGTTACAACAGCTTTAACGCTGTTGGCGCTGGTGCAGCTGCAGGATACGGGTACGTTGGCTCAATCGCTGGCGTGAAAGTCATCACCGACGCTGGCATTCCAACCAACCTCGGCGCATCCACCGATGAAGACCGCATCATTGTGACCCGCTCACAAGATGTGCTGTTCATGGAAGATGGATCAGCACCAATCGGGCTTACTCTCAACGAGGTTGCCGCAGCCAGCTTGAACGTCACCATGGTGACGTACGGTTACTCGGCATTCACCGCAGGACGCTACCCATCAGCTACCTGCAACCTTCAGGGAACAGGCTTCAAGCAGGTTCTTTCCTGAGTTAACTAGGATGGGTGGTGCAAGCAGTGGGCTTGCTTGCACCACACCACCTAACCCCGATCAACCAAAGGACAAACATGCAAGAGACTTTTGATCACCCTGGACAAGTCCTGCTGGCGTTCCCGTCAACAGGCCACGACATC